GTCTTTTATAGACGTATGACTAGTCCAGTTTAATTGTGTTCAGGGACACAGACATTGTCGTCTCTATGGAGACGCTTGTGTGTGTGACGACATTATTAATTATTTTCGGGTGTAGAATACACCTCCCATTATGGGTAAAAAATATTCAAAATCTCGATTTAGAGGACTCAATAAAGAGAATAAAATTCGCTAATATTTACTAAGTACTTACTTTTATAGTAAGCGTAAATTTAGTGTGAGTTGTACACCGTGTGCAACGAGATTTTACACGGTATTATTTAGGCGCTCTCCTGGAGGAGAGTATGAAGGATCAATTTAGAATCAATATATAGGATTCGAATAACAGTTTATTCTGAGATTAGAAAGAACGATTATGATGAAACTTTCAAGATAAGAAAAACAAGGCTTTATTGCTTTTGCAATTTAGTTTAAGTGTGTGTGTGAGACTAGAGTACTCGACACGCTTTCTTGTTATCACTTATTAGTTAGGAAAAGATTTATAATTCAGTAATCTATTTTGATGATACAGGAATTGTATTTGAATGTATGGCGATTTGTTTGACATTGTTCAACAGGTTATAATCCAATTGAAACCAACCTAAAGTGTGAATAACACGGGTTTTAGTATTGGCAAATGTCCTTAGGTTTGCAGCCTTTGGAGTCCTAGTATAGGATAAATTCTCGCTTCTAAGAACCAATCTTGGAGTACGGGGGACTCGCAGTCAATGCCCCCATCTCATGTTGTGCCTGACAACAGAAAACAGGAAGAGCAGGAAGCTCGAGCTTTGACAATTGAACAAGAATTGTCTGAGTTTGCACGTATGTGCAATGTATTTGATGACGAAGCTGAATACGACTTTTGTTGTATTGAGCGTTCCACTCCAGCAGTTCGATTTGCGGAGAAGATCAATTTATTGGAGAAGCAACATGCTATCGCAGAGGAAGATCGCGATGGCGACGGTTTTTATACTTTTGAAGATTTATCTCCAAAAGAAATGAACCGTCAATTATATGAAACGCATAAAAAAGGAAGGAAAAACGTTCGAGAACAGCGTCGGTTTGCACTGCGACAAAAACTACGCAAACATAACGAACGAATGAAAAAGCAAATTTCACGACAGGAGGTTAAGCCTCATAGTGAAGAAATTCCTTCTGATGAAGAACAGAGTCTTCCCTCTGTTACTTCAGAGTCCATTGCAGCGCGAAATGCAATGGCACGTGCAGCTACGGATGCAGAACCTTTTGACAAAGACAATGAAGAATTGTCTGAATTATTAGGTTCTGTTGGAGATGCAAAGTCTTTGATCGAGGATATCGATCAAAATGACCAAATCGATGAATGGATTGGTCATTTGGAAAATCTTGTAATTTTGGGCTACCATCTTGGTAAAGCTCAATCATTTATGGATTTTTTCATGGCTATTGCATCTTATGCGAAGATGTACACGAAAAACAAAAGTATTGTTATGGAACTCTACAGAATTATCAATGAACTCACGGCAACGTGTGGCACTGATGATGTTGAACCGCAAGGTTCTGAGTGGAGTGGCAGAGACATTATGAACAAATGGGACCTCTTTAAGACGAACACTATCTTTAAGAAGGTATCCTATCTGATGTCTGCTGCGATGTCATTAACAGTTTGTACCACGAAGAAAATTGAGTGGAGTCCTCTTGGACTCAAACTCATTTCTGTGGAAGCGGCCAAGGAACAATTGGCTGCTGTAGATGTTATTGACGCTCTCGTAAAAACTTTTGTTTGGATGAGCGAAGTTGGATGGCGTTGTTTTGAAACGCGTTCTCTCGCTCCGATTTTGTACTCGGATGTTAAAGTACAGCAATACAATGAAGACTGCGACTGGGTATTGGCTAAGGCCGATGCCGCTGTCGCTGGCAACGTTGATGATCTTGGTTCTTTTGAGAACAAGCTCAATGCTGTGTTGAAACAAACGTGTGTGATGAAGAGCGCTAAGAATGAAGGTCCAACTTCACTTTGGCTACAAAAAAGATATTCTGAACTTATGAATATCTCAGAAAAATTAGCCGCAAAGCGCAAAAACACGGATATTAGGGTTTTGCCCCTAGGATTTTCAATTCATGGTCCAACCTCAGTAGGTAAAACTACTTTAGGTAAACTGACAATGCATCAAGCTTTGGCAGCGATGGACTTCATGAGTGACGGTAACGTGGTCGATGATTCTCGGATCTTGACCATGGATATGTTTGACAAATACCAATCTACGTGGACTTCGGATATTTTAGGAGTTTTCATGGATGATATTGGTAATGCCAAATCCGACTTTTCGAAGGATAATCCCCACACGTCTGTGATTATCAAGTTTTTCAACAACGTCGCTGCTCAAGCAATCAAGGCCGAGCTAAATGCGAAAGGTGTTGTTTTTATTGATTTTAAAGTTGGTGTCGTCACTACCAACGTTAAGGACTTGGATGCTAGATGTTATAGCAATTGTCCTGAATCGATTTTGCGTCGATTCTATCATGTAAAATGTGACGTGAAAGAGGAATTCCGAAAGAAGGGGTCCACCATGTTGGATAAAGGACACCAAACAATTCGAAACGCAACATCCTTGGTACTGGATGTTTGGGATTTAACTCTTGAAGAAGTCGTTACTTATGAAGTTTCGCCAGGTAAAACGGCGTATCAATTCAAAGTAATTGACTTGGCAATGGATGATGGCAGTGTATTGCACTGCGAAAACATGGGATTGAAAGATTATCTCCGTGCTATTATCCAACTTGCCACGGTGCACAAAGCAGAACAGGATTCTTTAATGCACAAGGCACGAAATGCTTCTAAAACGGTGTTTTGTTCTAAGTGTAAGCAATATCCTGAATATTGTTCTTGTGTTGATATCAAGGATGTGAAACCACACGCGAGTGATATGATCGCGTCGGTTGCACAAGATGTCGTCAAAACTGCGTTTACAAACTACGTTAATTCGTGGATGAAACCAGTTGATTTGTTTAATTCGTTGATAGGGTTTAGTCCCATTCGACGAATGGCAACAAAGACTCTCGCGAAAGAGCTACAGGAGGAGATGAACCGCACAGGAACACCTCTCCTCATTGCTCTGACACCTCAATGGTTGTTTAGAACGCGAGTTTTCAAGAAAACGATATCTACTTGGAACAGCACTGCTGCTTTGTATGATTTACGTCGTCCCATGAGATTAATGGGATGGACTTGTCTTTCTATGTTTGGGTATGGATTATATACCCGGCGACCTTCCTTGGTAGGGAAGAGTATCGCAGCTGCGTGGGGGTCAACGATTATAACGTACTTTATGCACCGAAGACGTGTTTCTCAATTGGAAGAAATCTACTTGCAGAAAAGGGATGCGCTCCCTGAATATGCCAAGAATATTCGTGACGGCAAATTTCCGAAAGGAATTTTGTTCGTCGCGACGCTTGCAGTAGGTGTCAAATTGATTAAGCTGTGGAATGATAAGCGGATTAAGGCCGTACCACAGTCAATGACTCCAGAGGATATTGAGAAACAGCCATCATGGTTTGGTTTCATGATGGATAAGATTGGCTGGAAAGCTCAACCCCAAGTTCAAAATGCGCTGCCTGAACATATTATGGCAACGTGTAAAAAGAATTTGTGGTGGGCTGAATTTACCAAGCCGGATGGAAACAAGGCAGCTTGTAACGTGATTTGCCCAGAAAAAGGCATTATATGGTTTCCACGCCATATTTTTCACCCGAAAGCAGACATGAACCTCCAACCTTTTGATTGGTTGGACGTTGTATGCTATAGGGATGAAAATCGTGTAACAAGCAAAGTTGCTTTCATCGCACAAATAGGACAGAATGCTGTATTTGAACCAGATTTTGATATGGTTGTAGCATTTATTCCTACTTGCCCAGATGTACCTTCAAATTTGGGCAAACATCTACCTCAAACTTTACCTACGGGTTCCTCGGTATGTACTTTGTTAGCGAGGGACAAGGATGTGAAGTTGTCTACGGAACGTATACAAGTCAACCATGGACAGTTCGGACATAAATATCTGAGCATGTATGGAGGCGAGTATACATCTAAAACCGCACAGGATGGTACCTGTATGGGTTTAGTAATTCCGGAAGGACGAAATCCCGTTATCCTTGGTTTCCATATTGGAGGGAACAAGGACAATAGTTATGGGGTAATGATGACGGTTACGAAGGAAAGGGCAGAGCGATTGAAGAAGATGCTATTTGCTTTGCCCGGTTTGAGACCGATTGCGCAATCTACTGATTTGCCAGAAACCCAGTACGGTAAGCCGTTGCTGGCAAGCACATCAGTACATCCAAATGCACAGATGTTTATCGACAGAGATGAAAATTCTATTGTCGATGTGTATGGATCTACACATTTGCGCTCTGAGGCGAAGAGTCGAGTTATTAAATCGATTCTTTCACCTAAGATCGAGGAACACTTCCACATTGTGAATCAGTGGGGTGCTCCTCGTCTCAAACCAAATTGGAAAGCTTTTAATGCTACGCTACAACACATTATCAACCCGTCGAAAATGTTCTTGCCTTCATTGCTAGAACGTGCGCGACAGGATTGGTTGAAACCTATCTTGGAATTCGCAAAAGATTTGAATTCCGTAGAAGGTATTGCTCCTTTAAGTGATAAGGAAATGGTGTTGGGTGTACCAGGAAAAAGATTCCTTGATGCCATTCCTATGAATACAGGAATGGGATTTCCCGTTTTCGGACCAAAGAATGAATGGTTCGAAGAGATACGGGATGGGGAAAAACTTGTGGACAGGATTCCCCATCCCATGGTAAAACAGGAGATGGATCGTATGATGGCATGCTGGAAGAGAGGTGAACGAGCCTATCCAGTGACTACAGCCACTTTGAAAGACGAGCCCACTCCACTGAACAAAGAAAAAGTTCGAGTGTTTCAAGCCTCGGCAGTTGCGTTTGGATTATGGATTAGAAAATTTTTCTTACCCATTTCCAGGATTTTTTCCCTATGCCCTTTGCTATCTGAGATGGCAGTGGGTGTTAACGCTTTTGGACCACAATGGAATGAATTGATGGCCCATGCTGAGAAGTATGCACCAGATCGTAAGATTCTGGCACTCGACTATAAAAAGTTCGATGTCCGCATGGGAGGAGACATGACGTACAAAGTATTGCAATGCTTCATTGACACAGCTCAACAGTGTAATTATACTGAAGAGCACATTTTTATTATGTGTATGATGGTTTTGGATATTATTCATCCATTAATTGATTATAACGGGACGTTGATCATGGTTTTTAACATGAACACGTCAGGTAATAATATTACCGTTTATATCAATAGCATTGCGGGAGCCCTATATTTGAGAATGGGTTTCTTTTATTGCTGCCCCGAAAAGGAAAGTTTTCGAGAGTGGGTAGCAGCAATGACATACGGCGACGATGAGACTGGAAGCGTACGTGAAGAAGTACGCTCTCGCTTCAATTTCCGAACTTACAAGGAATTTTTGGCGAAGCATGGTGTTGATATCACCTTGCCCGACAAATCTGAAGACGAGTGTGATTTTCTGCTCATAGAGGAGGCAGATTTTCTTAAACGCCAGTCAAATTTTATCCCTGAAATTGGTACCCGTATTGGAAAGTTGACGGAAATGTCAATTTTCAAGTCACTTCATTGTAATTTGAAATCCAAAACGGAGACCCCCACCACGGTAGCAATTAGCTGTATTGAAACAGCCATGCATGAATGGTTTGCTCATGGACGTGAAGTCTATGAGGATCGCCAAAAGAAGATGCTCGCCGTGTGTGAAGAAATGGAGTTGCCGGTCCCAGCAGCCCATTACACATTTGATGAAAGAGTTCAAATGTGGAAAGAAAAATACGGGACCTCTGACCAGGTTGAAATTACTGGTTAGGGTTTGTAAATATATATTGGATACCATAATTTGTGCAATAAAGGCTTTACATATTTACATAATTTCATTTGCGTTAGCGCGCTTGCATGTTGCACACTTGTAAAATAGTTACATATTTCCTACATTTAAATTATATAAGGAGAACCTGAACTCAAAGCAGGCTCAACCAAGGAGTGCTTGGTCATACAATGGGGGCGAAGTAAGGCCCCAAGCGCAGGAATGCGCGGGATTTGATGAAGATGGTCAACCAATTTGTTGGTGGACTTTGATCGGATCAGCTGTTTCTTTTGCTTTGTACGCGGTCTTAAGTGACTACTTACGAAGGAAGAAGAAAGAACAACAGGAAGTTGACAGTAGCGCCTCTGTGGCGCAGTCAGATGTCACTCCACAATCGAATGAGATGCAATCGATGGGGGACGACGGCAAACACCAAACGGTGACTTTTGCCGATTCGGAACCTGGTTATGTGGATAATTCTGTTGCTTATGCTGATCCATCCCGATCAGATACTATGTTGCAAGATGTGTCATTGGAAAATTTTATGGCACGTCCTACGAAAATTGCTACGTTGAGTTGGGGAGTAGGTACTAACCTATCTACCCGATTTAACCCATGGAATCTGTTTTTTGGAGATTCACGAGTTATCAATCGTATTGCTAATTACAAACTTTTACATTGCAATTTACATGTGAAGTTTTTGATCAGCGGTAACGGTTTTCATTATGGACGAGCGTTGGTTTCATACAACCCTCTTTCTGGTTATGATGAAATGACCATTAATAGGGCGTTTGTACAACAAGACGCAGTGGGTGCCACACAACGACCTCATGTGTGGTTGAACCCGACTTCATCGGAAGGAGCAGAGATGGTGCTTCCTTTCTTTTACCCTAAGAACCAATTCGATATCACTATTTCGGATTGGTTGGAAATGGGTGAAATTGATATTTATTCCATCCAAGGATTGAAACATGCAAACGGTGCCACGGACAGTGTCACGGTAACCGTTTTTGCGTGGGCAGAAGATTTGAAACTCGCAATGCCTACAGCTTTTGATCCTAGTACTATTTCGCCACAGTCTGATGAATATTCAGATAAACCAGTCTCTCGTGTAGCTGGTGCTGTGGCAAAAATGGCAGGTGCATTGACAAATGTACCAATGATAGCGCCCTTTGCTACTGCAACCCAAATTGGAGCAAATGCAGTGGGTGCCATCGCAACTTTGTTTGGTTACAGTTCTCCTGTGAAATTGGAGTTCGAAAATTCTCGTTTGATTGCCACGCCTTCATTGGCAGTGACGAATGATATGAGTGATGCACAAAAGCTCACTCTTGATTGCAAACAAGAATTGTCTATTGATCCCAAAATTTCAGGGATCGATCATGGGGATGAATTGGCCATCAAATATATTGCTGGAAAAGAGACCTTTTTGAGATCTTTCAATTGGAACGTGGGAACAACAGAAGATGCTCTGTTGTTCAATGCGATTGTTGACCCTGCTTTGCATGCAGATTTTGCAGGAGAGACCCATTTGACTGCCCCTGCGTTCGCGTCTTTGCCTTTTAAGTATTGGCGCGGATCCATGAAATTTCGCTTTATGATAGTAGCTTCAAACTACCATCGAGGGCGACTTCGAATTGTGTATGATCCCGAGGGAACATCCAATTCTTCCGAATACAATACCGCTTATACGTCAGTAGTGGATATTGCAGAGGAAATGGATTTTACGATGACAGTTGGATGGGGTCAAGATACTTCTTTCCGTGAACATATGGGTTTGAACGGAAATACTGGGCACTCTGCAACAACATTGGCTTATGCCGCAGCAGGATCTGCATACGGAAATGGAACGATTTCCGTATATGTTGTAAATGAGTTGACCGTCCCCAACACTACTGCGAACAATGACATTCAGATAAATGTCTTTGTTTCAATGTGCGACGATTTTGAACTGGCCGTTCCAACTGGACAGTTCATCAACAAGTTGCGCTTGACTACTTCAGCGCAGTTGGTTGAACCCGCTTCACGAGAGCTTGTTGAACCTCAGTCGGATGAGATGTCACCGACAAAGCCGGAAGGAGGAAACTTGGATCATAAGATGGCAGCAAATGTCAGTTTGCAAGATGCAACATCACTAATTCATTTTGGTGAATCGATTGGATCATTTCGATCGTTGCTTAAGCGATACCAGTTAAGCGAATACTTTTATGTTGAAAACGCTGATACTGGCACGTATGTATATAATTTCTTGCGAAATCGTTTGCCTATCTTTCCTGGGTATTATGACGGCACTCCTCCAACTGATACAGGAGGAATAACACCCGTGAGTGTGAGTTTGGCATCTGGAAATTACGTTTATTCCAGATTGCACCTCATTCAATACTTACGAGTTGCTTATGGTGGATACCGCGGTGGTATTCGCTATAAGATTGACGCCACAGGTTTGATGCAAGGCATTAGTAACTCTTCTGCCATGATGATGAAAGTGGGGCGCACCGATTACATCACGGCTCCTGTCAATGCTTTAGCACCCGTTGTGGGATTTGCGGCAAATGACCGGAGAGTTTTATTGGAACGTGATGCTTATACTCATGATTTGGATGGCGCAGCGATTGCTACGCCACTGGTGAATCCAATTATGAGTGTTGAATTGCCCTACTTTTCACGTTTTCGGTTTTGTCCAGGCAAGTTGAGAGATGTTCTTGCGCTGGAGGATTCGAACATTTTTGAAGACCAATGGTGTCTTCAACTTTTGGGTACCAATAGGGAAACTCACAACCCCATCCCTGTCTATGCGGCAGCGGCTGAGGATTTTACGTGTTTTTTCTACCTTGGTCCCCCTATCTTCTACGAGGAATCAGCGATTCCTGTTACGTAGAAGATTAAAATATTTTTGGAGACAGACACTCCGTTTAATTAAATGTGGCTTATGATTGAGCCAGCAGGAGAAATCAATCATGTGGAGACAGACACTCCGTTTAATTAAATGTAGCTTAGAATTGTGCTAGCAGGATAGAACAATCGCCGAAACTACTTCAGGAATGGCCCCTGGAACGGTTATCACGGTTAAATGATGATCGTCGACCGCAAGGTATGAGTTTAATATAGTACACAAATTTTTACTCTGACTTCGGTTGGAGGTTTTTATTGTGTGCCATAACTTCAGAACTTGCGGTTGGTAAGAAGTACTATTCGGTACAGAAGAAGGGGAGAAAATCCGTTGCACTTCTGTATCGTCTTACCGGCCA